TCCGCTCATTTCTTGACACGCCCTGTCCCATTGCAAGTAGAGCACTTCTTGTAGTTCGTGCCTTTCCCGTACTTACGGCGTCGAATCGTAATCACTTGCTTCGCCTTCGCCATAGTATCTCACCTCGCCAGTTCCATTCAGATAGTTGGAACCGCCACCGTCCGTCGTTGCTTCCTGCTCAATGCGGATTTCTTCAAACTGATTCTCATAGATAATCCATCCTGCGTTTGTCAAAACAAGCGCTACAAACACAACAATCACAAGAATCCACAGTTTGCGGATAATCTGTTCCAGTCTGCTCATTTCACGTTCGTGCATAAAGAGCTGAATGGTGGCGGTTTCCTGCTCTGCGGTAAGTTTCTTTTGGTCTGTCATTTTTTTGCACCTCCGCGCCCATTATATCATATAACAGGCGCAGCATCAATCAGCCATTGGAGACTTTCGGTGTGATACAGTCGGTGTCCGCTTCATCGTCCCACGGCCACTCGTACTGCATAGCCCGCTTAGAATCATTTATGCCAGTTGTGGTAGGATCAACAATAATGCCAAGCGATGCCAGCATCATCAGCACAAGGTTGCACATCTGCATCACCGCGCTCTGCGTGATCGGAGGGTATACATCGAATAACGCAAGAAGCTGGTACACAAACGTCACAATCAGCGAAATCAGCGATGCAAGGAACACCTTGTTCTGAAAACGAATTTTCCAGTTAATTTTCATCGTGGCTCTCTCCCTTCACGGTTGGCAGTTTGATGGTCTGTTCATATAACGCGGTGATAATTCCATTGCCGCCCAATGCGTGATAACTATCGTACATCGCTCCGATGGTCTTTTTGGATGATACAGAGCATACGGCATCGGCTATCGCGTGTTCGCAGTCCATCTGAATTTGTCGCATCAGCAGACTTTTCATCCCGTCCCGAAGCGCTTGCTGTTCCTCGCGCTCCTTGCTGATGATCTTGGAGAGGTGGCGAATGTACGTCCCAAGCCCGGCTACAATGACACCAAACGCCACCTCCAACCAATACTTGATGATGAATTCCTGCATCTTAACCAACCCCCACAATCGCTTTGAGTTTGTCGTAGATATCCTTCGCGGCATCCCTACACGCGCAGACTTCGTTGTATTCCTCCGTTGTGAGTGTCTTGATATATGCCGGGCCAATGTCGGTGTTTGTCGCAGGATCATCAGCTTTTAAGAACTCACTCATCATGTACCCGTCATCCTGTCCGAATCGGATATGCCGCCAGCCGTTGACATCATTGTCTGCCATCACGCTTGTACCGACTTTTAGATACTCGATGATCGGAGCAGTCTGACCCGGAGCCGACCTAACTCGGACGGGCTTTCCGTTAGCAGCATATACCACCATCTTCTCCATGTTCTCTGTCGCCTTCCTTCCGTAATCTACGGCCTTCAAGTATCCGCACGCATTCCAACTTTTGATGCTTGACCGCACAAACCCGGTCTTTGTGCTTTGCGCATTGAGAATATAGCGCGGATCACGATCAGCCAGTCCAATGTGATAGTAGTCGTTCAGATCGCCATTATACGATTTCCCGCCATTGCCGTACTTTACAGGCAAATCCCACTTCGGATCACCCGGAGCATAATACTTGAACACCGCCATGCCGGGTTTGCACTCATTGATCGGCAATATCTTCTCTACGTATACCCTCGCAATGCTGTTTGATCCGTGAGCAATCCGTTTTCCGTATTGCTGGTAGGCATACACAAACGCACCAGAACAATCTACGCATCCGGCTTTCGCCACTCCCCACTCATAGCTCCAATGCTCGTGATACATCGTCTGGAACTGCTTTATGAGTCCATCAACGGGAATACTGCCCATCGGGATCATCCTCCTTTAGCGAGATACCGTCATCATCATCAGGTGGATGATACCACCGCATTTCTCGCTCCTCCGAATCAGCTGCCACCATACACAGCGCAAGTCCAAGGATCAGTAATGCACCACCGATAATTCCGATTGCTAACCATCCGAGTCCTGACATGCCGACCACTCCTTCGTTTTTGCCAAGGACATTTATGTCCCTATCAAGCCCCGACTTCCGGCTCCTCCGGGGTCGGTTCCGGCGCGGGTGTCATATCCGGCATCGCGCCCCGGCTCTCACGCATGATCTGCCGACCATCGGCGCGGGTGAGCGTGACCGTCCACATGGCGCGGTTATTCGCCGTCAGGTTGGCAGATACACGGCTGTAAAACTCGGCCTGTGCCATCTCCAAGGCGCGGGACTCGTCACCGTTGGGGTTCTCGGCGGTGGCGTTGTAGTTGCGGCTGTCGAAGGTCTTTGGGTAGCCGCTAACCACAGAATACGCGCCTTCGGGGTGAGACTCAGAAACAACGACCTGAGTTGCGTTGACTTCGTAGATTTGACGCATGGTCTATTCCTCGCTTTCTTAATCATAAAATGGGGTATCATCATTGGGCCAGTTAAGAGTATAGACTTCTATCGTATATGTCCCGTCTATTGTTGATGTATACGTCTGGTTGTAACGAGCGGCTATTGTCATAGTCCCATTTTGGTTAATGGATCGCACATATACCCCGAATGACGTGCCTAATACTGTAATAGAACCATCATATTTATAAACATAAACACCACCAATTTGTCCTTTTACAGTAAAGCAGTCATTGCCATAATGATAACCGTCCTGTTTTCCGGCCTTATTTCTTATTTTAGTGTAAATGATTTCCCTGTCAGTATATGCACCATCTACAGTAATCGTTGCAATGTTCGTTAAATTCGTGTTATTTGTACTACATTGGATTTCGCCTGAGTATATTTTTTTGTATATACCCTTTTCCATCCCCATCATCAACCCCCTCCTGATATCCATCAAGTCCATGATCCAGCCACCCCCAGACATCCGTCCTTGACATTGATCTCATAGGTCGTATTGGCCTCCAAGCTGGACGGATCAAACCCATTGGCCCACCGCATCGTCATTCCGCTTGGCGGCGTAACCGTCAGCACTGCCGGGGTACTGCCAGACTTAAACACCACATCCACGATGCCAGTCTCAGGCGTGTTAATGTCAATCGTGCTGACCTCGCCGCACACATACCGCACGCCGGGAAGGGCGTTGATGACGGGCGTTGTGCCGGAGACGGTGACAGGAGAGTTGAGCATGGTGTGGATGGCAGATTTGGCGGAGTCGGTGTAGTTGCCTACGTTGTTACTAGATGCGGATTGTGTAGTATCTCCTGCGGCTTTGGCGAGGCCGTAAAATGCGGATTCGCGTTGATGGAATGGTGTAATTGCACTTCCGTTTGATGTCGCCAGCCTGATTTTTGTAGAATCTGCAACGGCGAGGCTAACATTGCCATAAGCATCAATATTTACCCCGTTATTCCCGTAACCTTTAGCAACTCCAAATCTGGCTTGTGTTGCCACCGGCACATTCGCCACGCCGTCCTGCACGATGCTAGCCCCGTTGACCTGCACGTCCTGCACAGCACCGCCACCATCCTCGCCGTTCATCACATCAAATGAATGCGCCCCGGTAGCGTCTGTTATTGTGATCCTGTGCCCGCCCTCGATGTCTGTTACCGTGATGGTCGGGGAGATGCCGTCCGCTCCGGATGGGCCTGTAGGACCAGTCGGACCGGGCGGGCCAGCGGGGCCCGTCTCGCCAGTCAAACCGCGCTCGCCGCGCTCACCCTGCGGCCCGTCGAACTCCCCGCTTTCCTTGGCCTCGGTCAGCGCATCTTGGATTTTTTCATCAACCGTTTCAACAGCACTTCGGGCCGCCTCCGTTGCCTCGTTGATTGCCGCCACAGCCTGATCGAAAACAGTCTGCTCCTCCGGCGTCGGCGTGTAGTCCGCAGGTTTTGATTTTTCTATTACGGGGATAATGATAACCCGCACCGTGACGCCTGCGGTGCTGTCCGAAATGTATATCCAAGCATAAACAGGCTCCCCGGTTTCCAGCAGATCGTCTGGCACGAGCACGCCAGATGAATTGCCAATAATCGGCTTGGCTGGGCTGCTCGGAGAATTGCTGAAATGAACCTGATACGAAGCCGGGAGGTCGAGGCCATCAATTATCAGAACCCGGCCCTTGTCGTACCGATAGACAGCATCTGTGCGAACGGAGTTGCGTCCATGGAATACAGCGCGGATGACTTTGAGATCGTCCACGTTCATGTTATCACCTCTCTTTTTTGTTTAAGGTGTTATTTAAATCAAAAACTAAACTCTCTGTCTGGATTAGCCAACGGAGCAGATCCATCATAGCTACCACCGATTCGTGTCATAAATATCTTTTTATTGTCGAGGTCAATCTGCACAACGTCAATAGCCTGTTCAGTGATCGTGCCCAATATACGTGCGCTTCTGTACCCATCAGACGAACCAGCTCCCGGCCCTGTGTCAGCGGTTGTGGATATAATCAACGTACCGCCAGTTGTGACCATACTTAGATCAAAATGCGTATGCCCTGTGATACATGCAATAACGGACAAATTGCATCCACTAAAATCAAACGGGCCAACAGTTGTACTGCCCAGCGTAAAACTATATTCCTCATTTTTACTCTCTGCGGCCTCAAGCATACTTACAACAAGAGCAAACCTTTCCAGCAGCACCGCCGAAGATTGTGGTGCTGCGGCAAAACCGATATGCGACATCATCAGCACATTATAACCTGACGGGGTTGTCTTAAGCACCTCTGCGAGCCATTCGTATTCGGCTTTGTAAAGAGAGGCTGAATTACTGCATCCGAGGAAAATCGTTCGCACTTTATAATTATCATCGTCTACAGCATAAGACCCATAAAGCGATTGTTTTCCGTTAAAGATTGTGCTTGCGTTTTTGTGTTTGTAGGAATCATACGTTGTTACGGGTATGATTGCTCCGATAGTCAGCCTGTTTGTTTCCACCTGTCCGTTAGGATCATTCCACTCATGATTGCCGATAATCATATAAGTGTTATCCCAAATTGGGTCGAGATATGCGCGTGCCTTGCCAAGCGTCTCTAAACAGCCAACTTTGGTCATGCCATCGTTTAAGCGATTATCTACCGTATCACCGCCACAATATACGGATGTAACGTTTGCATTTTTCGCAACATATCTGCACAGGTTTACGCTCTGCAATCCGTTTCGTGCGTTACCATTAACATCATAAATATGTAAATCCGTAAACCATACAAACTCAAGAGAGTTTGGAGACAGCCCAACCCGATTATTATTTATTGCCGTGATTCTTCCGGGCAGATAATTATTTGCGAAATAATAATCAGGCAATTCGTTTTCCAGAGCGCCGACCTTATTGCTCAAAATACTGATTTCTTTTTTGCCATTCCCCGGACTGTAATAATACGTATATGCTGTTGCGTCATCAACATAAGCAGAAATATCCTGCCCGATCATGCTTGTTTTCTGGATGACAAAACCAATATACTTCCCGGCGTATGCGGACGGTATTGGCAAGCTGTGCTTGTTTGTGGTTGCTGGCGTAAGCAACGCATGAAATGCAGCTGAAGACATAGAGCGCGAATTATACACAATGGCGCGAACAATTTCATAATCGCCGCCGACATAAATATAATCCCCGTCCTCTATGATCTGAAATGATGCAGTATTCGTCCGAATAAAATTGGCATTGCTTCCAGCCGCGCCACCCGGTGCAATCGTACCGCTGGCGAGTGTAAGCTCCGGGCTATATGTATCTCTAAAAGATAGCTCAATATCTCCGCGATTGTTTGTAATTTTCGTTTCATCTGTAGCAATAGTATTCGTTAAATCGTCCAACTTATTAACAATACCATTGCCGCGAATAAGATAGACATAGTTGTCAATCGTTGCGATGTCAGCGGAAATATCATCCGACAAATGCCCCGTTTTCTGCACGGCAACGGAAATATAATTGCCGACAAGCGAATCGGGAATCGGAATAATCCCTGTTTTTGCTGTGCTGTTGATTTTTCCAAGCCATTTAGTGGTCACCTGATCGTTAATACTGTAAGCGTGAACGATGCCTTGGTAGGGCGGTAAAATGATGAAATAATCGCCAGTTTGCGCTTGCGGTTGTGTGCCGCCATATGACCGTATATAATTATTATTGCTATTTACGCCGCCTGTTCCACCAATATTGCCAGATACAAACGTATAACCATTATATTTAATTCCATTTCTGCCAATCTGATCAGTTGCGCTCCTTAAATCACTAACCTTCCCATCAACCGAATCATGCGCCGCCTTCAATCCATCCAGCGTTACCAGTTTATCACCAGTAGCCATTTGTCATTCCCTCCCTTCACTCGATCCCGAGGTAGGTCTTCGTTTCCGCGAGCGTGGCGATGTCAATGCTTTCCGGGATGCTGTCGGCTGCGGCGTTCGCTCTCTCTGCCGCTGCGTTTGCGTTTGCGATGATCGTTTCGTAGTTCGTCACCGGAGTTCCCGGATCAACAATCGACGTACTGTTCTTGCGCTCCACCGTGCCGTTGACCCACAGCGCGGTTCTGGTTTTGCCGCCGTTGGTTACGTCCATGGTAAATGTAAAACGTCCCTGTGCCGCGTAACAGCTCGGCGGGAGAATGATTTCCAGTACGTTTCCGCTCTTGGTTCCTGTGATCGGGGACACAGTTTCGTTGTCTGGCCGCAGGAACTCACCCGTCACGCCAATGCCGGACAAGTCAGCCGCGCTCCCGCTGTCGTTCAGTACCGTCAGCCGGAATGCGTGAGCCTGTGCATTGCCGCCAGCCAATGGCGTGTCGAGCCATTTCTTGTGCGTTTTGTCCGACAGCTTGATTGTCTCGTCAATTACGCAGTAGACTTCCATCCGTCATCCCTCGCTTTCACTGTTTTGCTCCGAGGTTTCCTCTGTATTCTTTTGTGCTTTTGTGCTTTCTTCCATCGCGTGCTTCATGGCTTCGAGAATGTCCAGGGAACGATTGATCCGATTGATGTTTGCCAGATCCCGCACGGGGAGCGCCACGGTGGACAGATTGCCGATAACCTCAGTAATAGCCTCAATGTAAGTCATATTGCTACGCCCTCCATATCTTATGTAGCAGACCAATAGTAAAGTTTGTTCTGACTAAGCCGCACGTCCGTCCCATATTGAGTATTGACACTATGCAATTCATAGGGGGACGTAAGCTTGGTCGCACCCGTTGTAATGCTGAACGAGCGAATCCTATACCACTTGCCATCACTCGCCTTTTTGCCCCAAACATATCCAGATATAGCAGATGGGGACTTGTTTACGTTCGTGGAAGGAGCAGAATCAGACGGGCCAGAAGAAGAATCGCCGTTCAAGTCGATCTCGGTGTAGCCGTCCCCGCCGCCACCGGAGTAATCCCCCCTAACGCCGAAGATTGTGACCCCATCTTTAATGTTTGCAGGTACCAAATTATCGTCAGAACAGGTTGCCTTTGCAACCGCCGTCCCGCTTGTACTGCCGTTCCGCATAGTGACTGTCAAACCGCTTGGAGTCAGATAAAGCGCTGCCGATTTAGTAAGGTTGGCGGTTGTACCACTCGCGTCTGTGCGACCAGAGGTCGTAACCGAAATCGTTCTCGAACTGGTAATATCCCCGCTAATTGCGTTCCACGTAGGGTCGTTTAGCGTGACAGATGCTTTTCCCTGATTTCTCGCCGCCGCCACATCAGTAATATATTTCTGGGTGGCGGCAATATTAAAATTTACGTTTGTCTGCCAGGCGGTATCTGACAGCCTCTTATATGGGATCGTAATCTTCCCGCCGTCCTCGGTAGGAGTATCAAACTCTACAACCGGGTTAAAGGTCGAGTCGATGGTTTTATACGGGCTCGAATTTCCAAGTCTAAACCCGTTCTGAAACGTGATCTGGCTGTTTGTCCCGTAGAAATCAACCGACCCATAGATGTCCGTATCACCCGTGTTTGTGGACGTGCCGATTTGTAGTTTGCCAACCGTTGCCAAATTCACGTTCAAGGTGTTTTCGTTGTTTCTTCTGAACAACACACCGTTCAAATACACACCCGCTGTGCCGTCAATTTTCACACGGTCGGCGTTGAGGGAAACTTCGCTCTGCTGAGTGTTGTTGTTTATCGCCGCAACGATGGACGCAGATTTGATAACGCTACCTTGTTCGGTGGTCGAAACCACTAAGTCAATTCTCCCGGCTTGAACGTCAATTTTGCCCAGCGCTTCGGTTGCGTCTGCCTGTGCCTGAGTCGCAACGGTTTCGACATGCCCCGCAGCTAAGTTAATCTGCCCTGTCAGCGTTGCCCCGTTCGCGTCAAACTGATACTTGCCATCGACAACCTTTGGTTTCCCATAGTTCGGGTTTTCCTCATCAGTTTCAATCGCAACACCGATTGCCTGCGCCAACATGCCAATACCACGATCGGTTTTTGTGAAATCGGAGATGTAAATAACTTCATCGACAGCCTCATCCGCTGTCTTCTGCGCCTGAGAGATGCCGTGACCGTAGGAATAGTTCTGCCGTCTCAGTGCCGACAGCGGCGGTCTTTTCTCGTTCCCAGACGCCTGAACCTCCGCCGTGACCGCTCCGCGCCAGGTCATGTCCAGCTGATACACCGGCATCGGGCTGAATACGGCGTCTCCGTTGGCGTCCGTCCCGGACTGCACCTGGATGACATCTCCCGGTTCAATTGACCAGTCTGTCAGAAGCGTCACATTCCCGGGATGAAACTGCTGCATCCCGTTCAGTCGGTCATAGATGGCCTGATTGGCTTGGGTCGTCGCCATGCTGTATCACCTCCTCCCGTCGAAGTCTTATGTCAGAAATGGGTTTCCCTGAATCACGTATGGATTATCGTTGGTCTGCGTGACCACGCTCTCCGCGGTCTCGTCCTGATTGCGGACGTGCAGGTTGTCGATCTGCCCGACCTCGTACCAGTACGGCGTGTACTCCGTGTAGTCGTGCATCGTGTACGTGCGGCTCGACGGCGCAAACCAAGCCATCTCCAGATCGCCGTCCCGCGTGAACCTCGCGATGCTCCCCGCCGCCTCCGCGCACCAGGCGAGCACTTCCCGGAACGTCTTGCTCTCATAGTCCTTCGGGTGCGCCGTGATCGCGAGATCGGCGTTCAGAAAGTTCTCGCTTTTCAGGCCGATGTCCGCGCTCTCCTGGGTGTTGATGTAGTCGATCATCTTTTTCACGAACTGCACCAGCGTGGTCGGGTAGGTCACGCCCAGCTCCGCCGCGCTGACGAACGCTTTCTCAAACAGCCGCATCTGATCGTAGGCCACCACGTCGATCATGTTTTTGGTCACGACGTTCGGCCTCGACGCGATGAACGTTCCGAGCGGGGAGAACTCATACAGCGTTTCCCTCCCGTACTCGGTGAAAGTCTTCGTCTTTGCGCCCGCCGCCGGCGTCCCGGTGACAATCTGGATGCCGAGCCACGCTTTGAACCGGCCAAAGCCGAACTCTGCCAGCTCGCCGTCCTGATTCAGCATCCGGAAGCGCAGTTCCGCGCAAGGCGTCATGCCGACGGTCAATTCATTCTCCGCGTTGAACGGCGCGACCAGCTTGAACCCGTCCGTCACAGAGATGTCCTCATTTGAGAAAACCGTGTCCCCACCGTCGAACTCGAACAGCACGCGCTGGGGCCGATTCTCCTGAATCGCCTGCTGAATGGTTTCGCTCAATGGATACACGGTTCATCACCTGCCTATTGTGGTCGCTGTTGTTACTCCTGCTTTCATCATGGGATTTGATCTCAATGCTCGATCATGCTGAATCTGAGATTCGCCGGCCTTATCGGGGTTCAATCGCGCTGGAACCATAGCTTGCCATCTTTAGTATTCAATCACGCTGAAACTAAGATTTACCATCTTTAGTATTCAATCACGCTGAAACTAAGATTTGCCAGCCAAACGCCATCCTCCGGCGCTCTGACCAACTTGAACTCCCTGTCGCCAACGTAAGCATCCATTGAGTACATGCCCCCGTGGTAGAGGCTCGGCCAGGTGAACTTGAACTTGTCGTAGCGGATCGCGTCGCAGATTTCCTGCGCCAGTTGGATCGGGATGTTGTTGTACTGCATCTTGACCGGGAACTTTGTAGCGACCATATTCCGGTGCAGATACCCTGTCGCATCCCGCTCGCCCATCGTGTCCAGGTCGCTCTCCCGTCCATCGAACTCCGCCGGGTCGGGGAGCGGGATGTCGTTCGCGCTGAACCCCATGGTGTAACGGGACGGGAACGGCTCGCCCGCCCCGAAAGTGATTTCTCTCACGTTGGTGTTGTCCGTTTTCGGCATCTTCGCTCACCTCCCGATGGTGCTTTGTGTTCGTGCTGCTCTGCAAAGGCTTTTCCTTCACCGTGGCCCGGCGATGGACAGCCATTGCGCGATGGACTCATTGGCGATCCGGCCCGCCGTGGAGGACGGCTTTGTGCTTCCGCCGAAGTCCTTGTTCAGCAGTTGGCGCAGCAGTCGGTTCTGCTCCCGGAGCAGGCCGTTCTGTTCCTGATTGCCCTGCGCCGTGCCGGTTGCGACGTCCGACGCCATGTTCCCGACGGTGACATCGCCGGTGACAGGGACTGCGCTTGTGACATTGCCAGCCGTGCCCTGCGTCACATAGTCCGGCACGATCGCCGTTCCGGTAATGTTCCGCTTGCGCCCCATGCCGCCGCGATTCTCCAGGTTTGCATTCCCGGTCAGTCCAACGCCGTCCAGCATCTCGTTGATGTCGTTCGTAATTTCCTCGACCTGGCTCTTGGTTAAATCCAGCGAATCAATGAACGCCGTATTATCAACCTCCGGCATCGCGTCGTTGACTTCCATCGCGTACTCATATTCCGAGCCGGGCGAACCTTCGACTTCCGGCTCTACCATGTCCGGGGTGATGATGTCTGCATCATTGTCGATTTCCAGCGCCGTAATATGGGCAATGGTTTTAATCTGCGGAACATCGATGTCGTCCAGCGAAATGTCATTGATCTCGGCGTCCAGTTTCGGAATCTTGTCGATGGTACCGACACCGAGGCTCATCTTTCCATCAACGAGATTCACGCCGCGCTCTTCAAGGAATCCGCGCAGGAACTCCGGAACTTCAAATTCCCAGTTGAGCGCCGAGTTTAACCCGTCGATGAAGCTGTTGATGCCGCCGATTGCAAGGTTGATCAGATCAACAAACAGTTTCTTGACGGGATTGATGATGTTGTTTGTTACCCAAACCTTCACTTCATAAAACTTCGCGATCACGAAGTTGATGGCTGTGATGATTGCGTTCTCGATGTCGATTCCAAAGTTTGTAATCGGCACAACGACACTCGTTCTGAACCAACTCACAAGCCCGCTCCATGTCGCCTGTATGCTGCCGATCGGGTCGCTGAAGAAGTTCTGAATCGATGTAGCCATCTGGGAGAATAACGCCACGGTTGGATCAACAATATCCTTTTTCAGCGAGCTGTTTTCATACCATGTTGAAATGGCTGTTTTGATGTCATCCCACTTCTGTACGACCCACGCCACGGCCACCGCAACGGCAGCAATCGCAATCGGTATCCAGCTTCCGGTAAGGATGGATAACCCGCCCCCGACAAGCAGGATCGCACCGGACAATTGCGTCAGCGATTCGTCCGCAAGCTTTCCCGTTTCGATCAATTCCTTGACCGGCGCGATTGCAAGCGCGATTCCCTCTCCGATCATGCCGATGGCAAACCCCATTCTCCCGAAGATCAGCCCAAGACCGCCGATAACGAGAGCAGCGCCGGAGAAGTTTTCTCGGAGGTTGTTCCAGTCGATGCCGTTGTTCAGTTGATCGGAGAACGCCTCCCACTGCCACTGTAAGCCAAGTACGATTGCGCCGATGCCGATGGCGATCCTTAGCAGACTGCCAATGCTATTCACGAACGGAGACGCGATTTTCCATGTCAGCCATGCCGCACCGATGCCAATGGCGAGCTGCTTGATCGTGTCCAGATGATCGACCAGCCACTGAATCTGCGGCGCAAAGGTGGAGTCCTCCGTGAACATCTTCTCGTACTGCTCCATGCTTTCTGCGGCCGCGCCGGCCCCGCCGCCACCGCCGCTTCCGGACTGGGACTGAATGATGTTCAGCTCGTCCCAGCTCGCCAGCAAGCCCTTGACGTCCTTTGCCGCACCGCGGGCCGCGCTTCCGACCTTCTTGGTGTTCTCCTCGACGTTTGCGATGGTGTCCACCGCTCTCGTCCACGTCTTTGCCCCGGACAGCAGCGCGAAGAACTGATTAAGATAGTTGACAACCGTGATGACAAAGCTAATGACCTGCTGAATGTAGGGGATCAACTGTTGAAACGCAACCGCGAGCGACGCGCCGATGCTGTTTTTCATCTTTAAGAGACTGTTGTCCAGCGCAGTCATGTCCCGCGCATACAGTCCGTTGATCGCCTCGCTGTACTTCCGGACGTTTTCAAGGCCAACCGTGAACGCTTCGCCAATTTCCTTGATGACCGTCCGGATGATTCGGTACTTCAACATCCTGGAGAACTGCTTGACAAGGTTCCCAATCCAGCCGAACGCCGCTTTTGCGCCCTTCCCTACGTTTTCGAGCCCCTGCTTTACACCGGCAAGCCTGTTCGGATTAAGCCTTTCAAGTTCCTCACGCATGCGCTGAATCTGAGACGCGGAATTGGCGATCTGCGTTCCGCTCATGTTTCCGCTTGCGATTCCCTGCCCGAGCCTCGTGGTCGCGTCATTGATTTTCATCGCGAGAAGCGACGCCGGATTGTTCGCCTGAAGAAACGCCTTCCCGAGTGCCGCCGCTTGTTCCGTTGCGATTTGAAGTGATTTTGTGGTTTCTCTCGTCTTCCCCGTTACACCGTCAAATGCGTCTCCGGCCTTTTTGGCCTCTATCGCGATATGCGCCGGGATTGCATTGGGGTTTTCGCCAAACCGCCGTCCCATCATTCCGTAGCGGTCTCTTGTCTGGTTGACCTCCGTGGATGGGAACATTTTTCTGATCCCGGTGGTCGCTTCCTTGGTCGAGATAACGCATTGCTGAATCGCCTGGTTTGCCGACTTCATTCCGGCATCTACTTCGTGCGCGGCCTGCATGGCGGATTGCATATTGTTCGCCATGTTCTCCGTGCTTTCGTTCGCTTTCTCTACCGTACTCGCTGCGCTTGTCAGTCCCGCGTCTTTTTCAACAGTCGGCAACGCACTTTCCAGACTCTCCCTTGTCTTGGCAAGGCTTTTCCCAGCGTTCCCGCCGGCCGCCCTTTTCACGCTCTCCAATGCTTCCGAAAGTCGGTTAAGTTTTTTTAATGTATCTTCCGGAACAGCCTTGTTCAGACTGTCGCGGAAGCTCTGCAATGAACTGGATACTCCGCGCAAATCCAGATCGCCAGAGAGTGCGCTTTTTATGCTTTTCAGAGACGCGGCCAGCGATTTCAGCCCATCCTCCGCTTCTTTCGCGTCATACCCGACCCGCAGTTCAAGCGCCTGATCCATCGCTGTTCGCCCCCTTTTCTTCCGTCTTGATCTGGCTGTCTGCCGTTTCTTCCTGCGCCTGTTTCCGTCCCGCAATGAACGTCATCATGCGGGCGCGGATCTTCTCCGCCTGTTCCCACGCTTCCTGATCCTTGTCCACATGTTCTTGCCGTTTCTGTTTTTCCTTGCGGCCATACAGATCAATCGGCTCGTTCGGATAGGTCACGCCGGAGCCTCGCTTGGCGAATGCGGCGTTGATCGCGTTGAACACGTACAGCCCGGTCAGCCACGCCTGATGATTGGCTTTGTCCTTTCGGATTTCCTCGGCCTGTCTGTATCCGACGACCAGTGAACTGTCCTGATTCCAGAACTCGTCCGCCGTCATGCCCATCGCGAGATAATAAGGCAGTGTCTCCTCGAAAACCTGCCAGTACGGCACGGCAGCCCGTTTCGGCTTGGACGGCTTTTCGCCCTCCGCGCCGCCTCGTCCGTTTACCAGACGATCTCCATCGTAGGGTTTTCCGCGCCGTTGTCCTCTTCCTCGTCATCGCCGTCGCCCATCAGATCGAGGGCGGGCTTGGAGAACATCCTCGCCAAATAGCCGAGAAGCTGATGGCGGTTCTTGCCCTGGGCCTTCCACACGCGCTCGATATCGTTCCACTCCATCCAGCGGTGGTGCATCTTGAACGCGCCGGAGACAAGCTCCCTCGCGCAAAGGTACAGCCGCCCCGTGTCCAGCTCAAAGCCGTTCTTCTGCATGTTGTACACGACGTTCCGGTTGAACTCCAGCCGGTAGGACTTGCCATCCGCGTCGCGGATGATCAGATATTTGGGGGTTCTCTCGTCGTCCTTCGCCGGCTGCTGGGTCAGCTTCTTTTCTTCGGCCATGATGGTACTCCTTTCAGACGGGGATGCTTCCCCTGAGTTGTGTTGTTTTTGATTTATTCTTTCGGCTTTACGGCCTTTTCAAAAAATACGTTCAGCCTTTCTCACATCTCCGCAGAGATCGAGCTTTCACGGGCGGTCCGAAGATCTCCGGGGGCCGTATTTTTTACTCAGCCGACCAAACGGGATCGGATGCCGGATAGCAGTTCGCCCGCATTTCCTGCACTTCGTCCACGCCCTTGCCGACGTAGCTTGCGCGAATATCCCCTGTCCAGGTAAACTTGCCGTTGTGCCCGTCCGGGACGCCCACAGAGGTGCCGCCGAACCACAGGCCGTACTCATACTGGTGGTTCTCCAGTTCCTTCACAGCGGCGTAGTTCTCCTTTGTGTAGTTCGCGGTGAACTGCAGGCCGTTGTCGCTCATCCGCTTGATGCCTGGGATCTTCTTTTCAATGCCATCGGACAGCGTGGTCGCATCCAGTAGATTCGGCTCCGGCTCCATGTCCGGATAGTCCTTGATGTCGACCACTTTGGTATAACTGCCCGAAGACGTGGTGCGGTACACGAGATAGGTCTGGAACGTGGAAATCGCGTTGACAGCCGCTTCAGACATGTTGCTCACTCCTCCCTGTGATTTGATGTAGTAGTTTTTGTTGCTCGATGGGGTCGTGTCGGAGGACAGCGTGGGCGTCTCCCAGCCCTCCGCGTCCTTGCTCAGTTCGTACCATCCGTTGGCGGACGGGTTGTCACTGGGCTGAACGTTTGATACGAGGTCGAACGATTCTTCCTCTTCGACAATCGCTTCTTCTGGCATGTCGTTCTCCTTTTCTGCGCGGTCAGCTTGGTCGGTAAATCACCTTGTTGTGATC